ATTCTATTTGGAATGATGTTATAAGTTTCAACAAATCTGGGATCAAAAACTTTAGCATGGGCTTTAAGAATGCAGAAAATTTGCTGAGGATCTCTATGGGTGAATGGACTATAATAACAGGAGTTCCAAATTCTGGCAAATCAGATTTCTGCGATCAGATCCTCTGCAATATGGCAGTAGAATATAATTTTAGATCTGCAATGTTTGCTCCAGAATCTTATCCATATGAATCTCATATAAAAAGGATCTCAGATAAATTAAATAAGAGATCCAGCTCTATTGAGGATCTAAATAATACTAAGGATTTTATTGATGAACATTTTTCCTGGATCAAAATAGATCTTAAAGATTTAACCCTGGAAAAGGTTTTAAAACATTTTAGAGAACTGGTTTATTCTAAGGGCGTAAATATATTTGTTATAGATCCCTACAATATGCTGAATCATCATTCAAAGGCAGATCATTCCTATCATGATAAGATCTTATCTTTATTAACTCAGTTTGTACAGCAAACAAATACTCATTTATTTTTAATAGCTCACCCTAGAAAACTTGAATCAGAGAATGGCATTTATAAAAAGGCTACTCTGTATGATATTTCTGGATCAGCCAGTTTCTTTAACAAATGTTTTAATGGCATGGTGGTTGTTAGAGAGCTAGGATCTGAAACTGAATATGGATCTGATCTAGTTAGAGTTTATATTGACAAAGTAAAAAGAAAAGATAATGGAATGCTAGGATCATTTGATCTAGCTCCAGATTTTAAAAATGGAGGGATCTATGCTGAGATCAAAAAACAAACTCCTTTATTAACCAAATCAAATATCCCATTTTAATGAGTTTAGCAATAAGATATACAGCTATGAGCTGGTGTTTAAAAAGGAATATAAAAATTTATATCGTACCTTTGAGAAACGGAATGAAAACCTTGTTTATCAATGATTCTGGGGCTATAATCAAAAGCCATAAGTTCTATAAAACTGATAAGGAGGCATCTGAAAAAATATGGGATCTATATACTCATATCTATTTAAAATATAAAGATGACAAACAGAAAAAAGAAAACTGAAAAATTTGCAATCAATGGAATGATCTTTTGCATTTGCATGTTTGCATTAGCATTATTATTAACAAGTATATTATAATGGCATATAATTTTAAAACAAACAATCAAGTATCAGATCTCCAGCAAGGAGATACAGCCACATCTGAGGATCAATTAAATCAACAAACAAGAAACAAGTTTGTTCCTATTTCAAATCATTTATTGTTTATCCTGGATAAAATAAAAACTGATACAACAAACTCTAGCATTTACCAGGAATATTTTAATGAGCTATCAGCTAAGCATAGAAAGAAAGTTGAGGGGGCAATGCAACAAAATAGATATTTATCAATGGGTAAAAAGATTCATGATCCAGATGGATTCTATATTGAGCATGATTATTTTGAAACCTGGATGACAGAGAATAATAAATCATTATCCAGTCCTGGCGTATCTATAACATTATCATCTAGGGGGGCAATTGATACTATTGATTTATAATTGTTAAATTTGCTACATGGCTACACATTCGGACATATTAAAAAAGAAGTTACTGGAGGCTCTGGAGAAATCCCTGGGAGTAGTTACAACAGCATGCAAACAGGTAGGCTGTGCTAGATCTACATTCTATGATTATATGGCTAAGGATCAAGAGTTTAAGAAAGCAGTAAATGATATATCAGAGATAGCCCTGGACTTTGCAGAAAGCAAATTACATGAGCAGATCTCAGAGGGCAATACAACTGCAACAATCTTTTATCTTAAAACAAAAGGTAAATCCAGAAACTATATAGAAAGGCAAGAGATCAGCCATGAGGCTAAATTAGAATCTAAATTAATTGAATGGGTACCAGCGAAACCTCAGCCAAAAGAGTAGGCCAGCAACAATGCAATAAACAATTCTACGAAACCCTCAACAGCTCCAAGAGATTCATTGTGCATAGAGGAGGATCAAGATCTGGAAAATCAGTAGCAATCTGCCAGTATATAGCTTATCAATTATTAACCAATAAAGATCCCCAGGTAATAACGATCATAAGAAAAACATTGCCAACATTAAAGGGATCCATCTTCAGAGATATGATCAAGATCCTAGAAGATACTGAGATCTACTATCATGGGATCCATAACAAATCAGAAAATACATTTAGATATAAGAATCATCTCCTGGAGTTTAGAGGCCTGGATGATCCTCAGAAATTAAGAGGGGCATTTAGAACTATATGCTATTGCAATGAGGTTAATGAATTATCCAAAGAGGATTTCATGCAGTTAAATATGAGAACAAAAGATAAATTCATTTGCGACTATAACCCATCAGATCCGAACAGCTGGATCTATGAGGATCTAGAATCCAGGGAGGATGCAGATGTATTTGTATCTACATATATGGATAATGCATTCCTGGATCCGTTGATCAAGGAGGAGATCGAGAGATTACAGAAAACAAATCCTAACTATTGGCAGATCTATGGACTAGGCCAGAGAGCAACCTATACTGATCGGCAGATCTTTACTAATTGGAATATTATAGATCATGATGAATTTCCAGAGTTTGATGAAAGTTACCTGGGGCTAGATTTCGGATATACTAATGATCCAACTGCTATTGTAGAGGTGGCTAAACAAGGGAATAAGATCTATGTACATGAGCTATTATATCAAACCAAATTCACTAATCAAATGATCATAGATTATATCAAGAGGTTAAGGAAAGATCAATGCCTAATATATGCAGAATCAGCTGAGCCTAAGAGTATTGATTACCTGGGAACTGAGCTCTGGATCAAACCAGCAACAAAGGGAGCTGGATCTATAATGGCTGGGATCAGCTTATTAAAGGATCATGAGATCATAGTAAGCAAACAATCAAAGAATCTGATCCATGAATATTATAATTACTGGTGGGATAAAACAAAGAATGGGCAGATCACAAATACTCCAAGAGATAAACATAACCATGCTATGGATGCATTGAGATATATGGTATTTTCTAGGTGGAAAAAAGGGGATAATTTCTTTGTAATATAGTCAACTTTAATTTTTGTAAATTTGTAAATATTTTCATATAAAATTTAACAATGGCATCATTTATAGATAGATTGAGATACTTAATAACTAACAAGAATGATCAATCAACCAACATAGATTATAATAAAGCAATATACAATTATCTAGGTAACAGCATCATTTGGAATGCAGAGAATGATCAAACCTATATTGATAATGGATATAGGCAGAATGCAACAATCTATTCCCTGGTGAATATTATTATCAATGCCTGTTCAACAATTCCCTTTCAGATCTATGAAGTTAGATCAGAATCAGATTATAAAAGATATAAAGCATTAACCTCAGCATTATCACCAGAGGCTATGCTAAAAGCTCAGATCATGAGGAAAAATAATATGGTTGAGTTAGAGCATACTAATATTCATGAATTATTAGAGAGGCCTAACCCAATGCAATCATATGGATCATTTATCCAGGAGCTTATTGCTTTTGGAAAATTAACAGGTAACAGATATATCTATGGAATATCTCCAGAAACTGGATTAAAGCAATATAAAGAGCTTTATGTTTTACCATCTCAATTAGTTGAAATAAACTCTGGAGGGATCATGCAACCTGTCAAGGAATATAGCCTACAATATAACGGATCTCATAAGATCCCAGCTGAAGTTATATGCCATATAAAAGATTTCAATCCAAATTACAATACCTCTGGATCCCATCTATATGGGCAATCTCCATTAAAGGCTGGACTAAGATCTTTACAAACAAACAATGAGGCAACAGAAACTGGAGTTAAATACTTACAGAATCAAACAGCCAGGGGAGTTTTAATGAGTGATGAGGGAGATATAAATGAGATGCAAGCTAAACAATTAAAGCAAAAATTTAAACAACAATATAGAGGATCCAATAATGCTGGAGATATAATTATAACTCCTAAAAAATTATCCTGGGTTAACTTTGGATTAAATGCATCAGATCTGAGTTTGATCGAACAATACAATGCATCAATCAAAGATCTATGTAATATCTATAATGTTCCATCTGTATTATTAAACAATACAGAATCCTCAACTTATAACAATGTTAAAGAGGCAAAGAAATCTCTATATCAGAATGCTGTATTGCCAGAAATGTTAAAGATCAGAGATGAATTGAATAGATGGTTAATGCCTCAATTCGGAGAAAAACTAAAACTAGATTTTGATTTTACAGCTGTTCCAGAACTCCAGGAAGAAACTGAAAAGATAGTTAATCAAATGAGCTCTGCCTGGTGGTTAACTCCAAATGAAAAAAGAATTGCAACTGGATATGGAGTTGATGAAGAAAATGGAATGATGAACACATATTATGTTCCATCTAATTTATTGCCAATAGAATCATCTGAGATTGAGGTTGATGAAGAACTAGAATCTGTTGAACTTGATGAATTAAAGGCTGTAAGAAAAACTCTTAACATTAAGAGAGCTGTTCCTGGAATGAATGATGTATATACAACCCAGGAGGAGGCAGAGGATCGAGCTGAGGAATTAGGTGGATCTGGATCTCATACTCATCAATTTGATGGTGAGGATGTATATATGCCATTTGATACTCATGAGGAATATGAGGAGGCTGTTGAAAATGATGAAGAAAAAAAAGAATTAACAGCCAGGCTAGAGAAAGCCTTAAAAAAAAAGGCTGATGATCATAACGAAAAAGTAAATAACGCTGAAAGTAAAAAAACAAATGTTAGAACATTGTATGCAGTATATAAGAGAGGGATTGGAGCTTATCGAACAAACCCAGATTCAGTTAGGCCATCGGTATCATCTCCTGAGCAATGGGCAATGGCTAGAGTTAACTCATTCCTATATGTATTAAGGAATGGAAAATTCAGATCTGGTAAACATGATACAGATCTTTTGCCAGCTGGCCATCCATTATCATCCAAAGAAAAATACAGAAAAAAAGAGGAGGAGGATCCATATAAAATGAGATTTGATGGCTATCCTCAATCAGCTACTAATAATGCAAAGAGGATGCTGGAGCTTAGAGAAAAACATGGTGATAAGGTTAAAGGTGGTACCTCAACAGGCTGGAATAGAGCCAAACAATTAGCATCCAGGGAGGATCTTACTTTCAGAGATGTTTTAGATATTTATTCCTTTTTAATGAGGCATAAGGGCAATGAGAAAATAGATCCAAAATACCAGGATGAGCCTTATAAGGATTCTGGATGGGTAAGCTATAATCTCTGGGGAGGTAAATCCATGATCCCATATGTTACAAGAATAAGGAATAAATACAAAGATGATTAAAAGCCAAATATTTTCTAGGGATTACGATAAGAGATATAAGATCATTGAAAGAGCTATGATCAAGAAATCTGCAAGATCATTGCAGAAAAAATATAATTCAACCATCCCAATATTTCTGAAAACAAATAGAACTCAATATGCAGAGTTATTTACTAAATACTATTGGCAAGATTTTTATAAGGATCTTTATATTAGAGTTGGTTTATCCTTTGCTAATTGGTATGCAAAATATTTTGACAAATGGGTTGAAACTAAGAGCTATGATGTATCAAATTATCAAACTATATGGCAATCTGTTTTTGCTAATGTATCGGCTCAGATCTCAGCAAAGAGAATTGTTGGATTGTCAAGAACTCAAAGAAATAATTTAAATAGGATCTATTCTCAAAAAATGAGAGATCCTAAATTCATGGCCTTGGGAGTGCCTCAACAAACCAGGATATTAAGGAATGAGATGGCTTATTTGTCAAGAGTTCAAGCAACTAGAATTGTAAGAACAGAAACAACAACAGCATCCAATATGGCCATGAGAGAATCAGCAACAACAATATTTCCAAAAGAATCTCTCATGAAAGAATGGCAATCATCTTTTTTGCCAACATCCAGGGATGGGCATATGGAATTAGATGGAGAACAAATTGCTGAGCATGAGCAGTTCCTAGTGGTTGCTGATGATGGTAAATCAGATCTAATGAGTTTTCCTGGGGATCCATCTGGATCAGCTGGGAATGTTTGTAATTGTACATGCAAAGTTTTTTATCTGCCTAAAACTTACAATGAGAGAGTAGCTGGAGGAGATCTAACTAATGTTGGATTTGGACTTGTAAGCAACACACCTGGAGGAGCTGGATCATTAGTTTCAACTGGAGTTAACATAATCAACCCAATTGCTGGGGGAACTGGAGCTGGAACTGGAGTTGCTGTTAATACAGCTACTGGATCTGGATCTAGCATAACCCCTCCAAAAGAGATTGATGATATAATGAATAGAATTAGATCAACTCAACAATCAGCCCAGGCTGGGGATCCTTATGCTAAGATGAATCCATCAATGAAAAAATATGTTCTAGAGTTAAAGAAATTTGGAGCTGATCTAGATGATTATGTTGCTTTAATAAATCAATCATCCAAGTTAGATAAATTGAATGTTGTTATAACTAGAGCTAGAAAAAAAATTGAGCAATATTATTCCAGGACATTTAAAAAAATGCAATTATCTAGAGCATATGGAAGAACATCCCAGGTAAGAACTTTTATTCATGAGTTCGGCCATACAATAGATGATTATTTTAATATTGGAGGCCAGGCCTCATCATTTGGCCAGTATAAAATAAAAAACCCTATTTGGCAAAGATTTGCAAACAAGTATAAGCAAATGGATCAATCTAAAAAAGTAAAAATATATAAGGATATTCTATCTAAATATCAGCAATCTGATGATGAGCTATATGCTCAATTCCAAAAACTATATAGAGAAACCAGAGATCTGGCTAAGGTAGAATTATTTATTAAGGAGAGAATGATTGCAATTTATGGAGATGATGTATATAAGAATGCTGAAAGAACATTGAGAAAATATGGAGAGAAAAAAATCAGCCCTCAAAAAATTAGAAACGAGATCAACAGGCAACAGCAATATATGATTGATACATTGGATGGATTATTTGGAATCTCTAAGATTGATCCATTTTTAGGGGGGCATGGGCATGCTGTTAGTTATATGAATAGGAAAGGATTTGCTGAGGTTGTTGCTGAGGCATTCCAATATAAATATTTTGGAAATTATCAATTCCAGAAATTCGCCCCAGAAATATTTGATGATCTTATTAAAGTTGTTGATGATTGGCTAGCATCATTGCCTAAGCAATTAGCAAATGCCCTAAACTATCTAATTAAAAAAATAAAAAATGTTACTAGATAAAAAAGAATATGAGGATTATTTGGAGTATCAAAAGATCCAAAAAGAATATTTTA